TGTCACACGTAACCCTTTAACTGTTCTCTAAACTGTTCCAGAACAGTTCCAGAACAGTTCGTTGCACACTTCCTGCTTGACATAACGAACTGTGCAACTGTTCTTCCCTATACTCGGGAGAGAACAGCACAGTTCGTTGTAGTTCTTTTCTTTGAATGTAAGGGGGAGTGGCACACACAACTTCGTTGTTGTGTGTGTGTGCCGCTATGCGATCTGTGCGATGAACTGTTCCGTGTTTTGTCACGGAACAGTTCGTTTCGCTACTCGTTGTCGATAAGGCTTTGTCTGAGTGCCTTGATGTCTTCGATGGAAGTTCCCTCTGGTATCTGGAGGGTAACTTGGCGTGCATCGACTAGTGGTTCGCGGAACTCGGGGAATCGCTTGGCGAGAAGATTAAGAGCAGCAACTGCTGCGCCAAGCGTCTTGGGGCCGCCCTCGCGGGCTTCTCTGACAATCTCTACACATTCATTGATAATGTACTCAACGCTGCCGACGTTTCGTTCAAACGCTTCCCTCTTAGCAGCGTCCATCCTCTTTCGAAGTTCTGGGTGCTTTTCTAGGCGTTGAGCGTTATCGGAGATCTTTCCGGGGGTGACTGCCCTTCCTCCCGCCGCCTTGTACGCAGCAGACGGGCCGAGACCTTCAAGGCGCTTCTGGATGTACAACTCGTTGAACGCGGTAAGTTTTTCGTAGGCCATAGACATAACCTATCAAAGTTGTCGTTGTTGTGCTAGGTTTCTTCTATGGCAACACTCACGAAAGAGGCTTCGATTGCAGCCCTCGACCGGCTGCTCTGCGAAAAGTCGTTTGTCGAGTTCCTTTCCTATATCAAAGTCCGCTCAGACGACCCGTTCAACCCCGGTGCTGTCCCTTGGAAGAACTGGGACTACCTCATTGAGCGGGCTGATGCGTGGGCTGAAGGAAAGTCCGAGGTCATCCTCAAGGCACGGCAGTTGGGGATGACGTGGCTGTTCGCTGCCTACGCTGACTGGTGCGCTCGGAACGGGAAGGCTGTTGGTGCCTTCTCCGCTGGTCAGGTCGAGTCTCGTGCCATCCTTGACCGCGTTCGGTACATTGAGGAGATGCTGCCGAAGCATCTTCAGTCTGGCGCTACTATCCGGTCTGACGACGCTACGTACCCTTCCGGTGGTTCTATCCGCGTCTTCCCGTCCACGGAACACGCCGGTATCTCCTTTACCTTCCAAGTCGTAGCGTTCGACGAGGCGCATTTCCACCCGTACGGCGCGCAGAATTACGCGGCTGTCCGGCCTACGCTTTCTGCCGGTGGTCAGTTCCTCATGTTCTCGACCGCCGACCCGACGCTCGGCCCCAACGGATTCTTCCACGATATGTACTGGGCTTCGGAGCGCGGGGAGACGCCGTACACCTCTGTCTTCATTCCTTGGAACGCCCGCCCCGGACGCGACGAGGAATGGCTTGCTCGTGAGAAAGCAGCGTTTACAGGACTGCCAGAGGAGTTTGATGCCTATTACCCCTCTACTCCAGAGTCTGCATTCGTCGCTCGGTCTGGTCTGGTCTTTCCTCAGTTCTCTACGCTCAAGCACGTCAAACCCGCTACTACTCCTCTTAGTGATTGCCGACGAGTCGTGGCAGGGGTTGACTTTGGAGGTGGAGACCCTACTGCGGTCGTCATCCTCGGGCTCGACGCCAACCAGCACGTCCACCAGTACGCCGAGTTCTACAAGCGAGGAAGCGTCGGCGTAGACCAGATTGGCGAGTTCCTCTGCCAGTTCCCCGTCGATGCCGTCATGTGCGACCCGTCGCAGCAGACTTCTATCGCCACTCTTGTAGGGACGTACAACCTCCCAGCCCGCAAGGGAGATAACCGGCGCGGAAACGGTCTTGGCCTTCTTGCCTTCCTCTTGGACAACGAACGGCTGACTATCGAACCGTCGAACATCCATTCCATCCAAGAGTTCCCGGGCTACCGCTGGGCTAACCGCACCGACCCTAACGACAAGACACGTTATGCAACGGCTACCCCGGTCAACAACCACGCCGACGCTATGGACGCCCGCAGGTACGCCGTTGCTGAGATTCTGGCAATGCTCATGCCGCGTAAGCAGATGCCTCGCCGTACACTATCTGGAACCCCGTTGAGTAGGAGTGCTGTTTAAATGGACGAGAGGAAGCCGCAGACTGGCGACCGCCGGTTTGCCTGTCAGTGTGGTGGTCATTTCTTCGATGGCAACGTGGCTATGGCCCACACCCTTATGGGACACGAGACCGTCCTAGAGCGGTACAGCAATGGCGACTGGCGCTACCACCCGCAGCCTATCGCTGAATACCTCGTAGAGATGCTGGAGCCCCGGCTTGGCGGCGAGGGCATGGAAGAGTACGTCCTCCGCCTAGAAAAAATGGCGGCCAACGCTGAGCACGAAACCGTCCGGATGACGAGGAACAATAACTAATGAGTTATAGATACCGCTGCACCAACTGCGGCTACCCAATTATCAGAGACGACGACATTGCCCGTGGCATTAAGTTGAATTTGTATTCTGCTATTCACTGGCGAACCTGTGTGTCCAAGAAGGATTGGCCAGCGTACATGCTTGTCAAATCCAACGCCAAGGTTCCGGCTCAGGAAATTATCAAAACAATCTCAAAGATTGTTCAGGACGCTGTACCTATTGACACCGAAGATGTTATGGTAACTGACAAGAGTTCCACCGAGGGAGTGTCTGCCCCCGGTTCTAGCGTTCTCCCGGAAGTGGCGGGTACTGGAACGCCAAGTCTCTCGGTGGAACTCTAACTTTATTGCAACGCCAAGGCGGAATGAATGGCTGAAGAATCTCCGTCCACAAACGTAGTCTTGCAGCGCATTCAGCGTTTGTATGAGGCTACCGCCGACGTTCGTTTTATGATGCGCATCCGTCGCATTCTTGTCTCCCGCGACAACCAGCCCGCTGATTCTGCATACACCGGCACCAACATCCCCGCGCCGTTCAACACTACGAACCTTGCGCTGCGGACGATGATTGATGCTCCTGCTGCTGCGGCACAGCACTTTGCTTCCCGCATCTCTTCCAACCTTCCTGACATCGAAGTTGTTCCCATCTCTAAGCGGTCGAACATCTCTGTCACGATTGACAAGCAGGCTGGTGAGCAAGAGCGCGTTGACGCTGCTCTTTGGGAAACGATGGGTGGGCGTGAGCAGCAGTGGAAGTGCGGCTGGGGCATGTCCCTCGGCGGCGTTGGTTACTACCTCGTCATGCCGCGCGACGCAGACTTTGGTATGCCAGATCGCATTTTCTATGACGACATGACCGACGACGAAGTTGCTGACCTTCAGAAGCAAGGCAAGGCTACGCTTACGAAGGTTCCAAACAAGTACGGCAAGATGGTGTACGCAGAACCCGGCGATGTCTGGGCTGCTCGTCGTCGTGAAGATTCTGAAAAGAAAGCACTTGCTGGCCGTTCGCTGTTTACACTCCGTGCTTTCCCTCGTGACATGTGCGATGTCGAGAAGGACTCCGACGGTGTGAAGTGGGGCTACATTGTCGAAGAAGTCCCCGGCGATTCCATTGGCGAGGGTTCTGAGATTGCTATGGCAGCGGCTAAGACCGCTGGCGTAGATGACGAGGACATCGGGCAGTACGGCATCTTTGTCGATAAAAATGGTGTCATTATTGGTGGCATTTCTCACGGTGGCCCTGCCCAGTCTGACTGGAAGCGCCCCGATGTTGTAACGATTGTTCGTTACTTTGACCGCATGGAGCAGCGCATTTACGTTTCCCCACGTGGCTCTGTTGAGTCTGGTCTTGAAGTGTTCCGTGGTGAACACGGTTGCAAAGTCGAGGGTGTCCCTGCCTGTCCTCTGGTCGAGGTGCCGTTTTTCCGCACCGACATCGACGTTCCGCGTCAGGCGTACTCAACTCCGCTCGACAAGATTTTTGCTTACACGCCGCTCATCAACCAGTTGCAAACTCTGCTCTCCAACGCTGCTGCGTTTGACCTTATCCCCCGCTGGGTTGTTGAACTCAAAGACGGGTCAATTCTGCGCGGCGAGGACGGCGAGCCTAAGGTTGTTGAGTCCGGTCAGGTT